TAAAGCCGAGATATTAGAATAAGTGCGAAAGAAGTTGAAAAACTTCTTCCGCGCTTATTTTTTTTACCCAAAAACAGCAAGGAGGGAGGACGACACCATGAAGTATAAGCATTTGAGTTACAGTGACCGCCAAGAAATGGAGAAGCTCTACCTCCAAGGTTGGCACATGAACGACATTGCCGAAAAGTTGGGTGTTAGTTTGGCGACGGTCTACCACGAGCGGGCGCGAGGCGACACCGGGCAGATGGACAAAAACGGACGCGGCGGTTACAGCGCCGAACTGGCACAAAGTAAAATTTACGCCCGGCGGCAGGAGTTGCAGGAGCGGCACTAAAGGAGGAAGTCAAAAGTGGAAGTGCGGTACATTGAGATCAAGACCAGCCCGGCGGGGCAGATCATTAGAGCCTATACCCCGGAGCAGTACAGAAAGGAAATGACCCGGCGGAAAAATGCCGCAGCCCGCGCCCGCAAGTTGACACGCTTGCAGGAGCGCGTCGGTGCCGTGCTTGCACTGTTTGGGTTCCTTATGCTGCTGGGCGCTGGCGGTATGTGCGAGATCGGGCATATTATCGGTTACGGCTTGGCCGGGCTGTTCCTGTTCGTTTTCGGCGTGTGGCTGGCCCACGGGTTTTACGGGCAGGCCGACAAGGCGGAGTGGCTGCGTGAATCCGTATAAGGACATGACACTTGCCGCCCGGCGGGCACGGGAAAGCCGCTGGAAAGCCAAGACCTGCGCACGGGTGGTTCACCCGCGATTTGGTGAAGTGATCGTGCCGAACACCTCCAACTATGCCGCCATGCTGAACGCGGCGGAGTATTGGGGCTGTGACTGGTTGGAGATCATCGACGATGTGGAAGTTTGGGCAGTTGGGCCGGACGCTGTGCCGGTGAAAATGCCGAGGAGGTAACTGTGAAAGTCGGCCTTATAGATGTGGACGGTCACAACTTCCCGAACCTTGCACTTATGAGGATTTCTGCATATCACAAGGCACACGGCGACACAGTGGAATGGTGGTGGAGCGACTTTGTTCACTACGACATTGTGTACATGAGCAAGATTTTTTCCGACACCTACACCGCAGATGTGCCGGAACCGCTCAACGCAGACCGCGTAATCAAGGGCGGAACGGGTTACTGCATTCACCTTGGCGACGACGGGAAAGAACACTTTGACAAGAGCAAGAACACAGAGCTGCCGCCGGAGATCGAACGCTGTTTCCCGGACTACTCTATATACCCGCAGTTTCCTTTTGCGGTAAGCATGACAAGCAGAGGGTGCCCGCGCGGGTGTGCATTTTGCCATGTTGCTGCCAAAGAGGGTCGTTGCGCAAAGAAAGTGGCCGATGTTAGCGACTTTTGGTGCGGGCAAAAAGAAATAAAGGTGCTTGACCCGAATATAACCGCCTGCCCGGAAAAGCGCGACCTTATGCGCCAGTACCGAGAAACTGGGGCCTGCATTGATTTCACGCAGGGCATAGACATTCGGCTTGTCAACGACGCCGACATAGCCGATCTAAACGCTATGCGCATAAAGGAAGTACATTTTGCGTGGGATAACCCGGCGGACGATCTTGCAGAACGGTTCAGGCTTTACGCAGAACAGGCAACCCATAAACCGCATGGGCGGTATGGAACGGTCTATGTGCTGACCAACTATAACAGCACGATGGAAGAAAACCTATATAGGATTTATACCCTACGCGATATGGGGTATGACCCGTATGTGATGGTTTACGACAAGCCCCATGCAGCACGGGAGATACGCCGGTTGCAGCGTTGGTGCAACAACCGCGTGATTTTTCGGAGTTGCAAGAGGTTTGAGGATTATATCTAACACACAGGAGGTCAAGACAATGGAAAGTACCAGTATTTCAGATGTACGCCGGATGTGCCAGCGCGGCGCGTTCCGGGCGTATGTGCAGGGCGGCAAGGTATTCTTGGAGGACACCGCCACCGGGCAGGTGGTGCCGCTGAACGGCGAGAACAGCCCGGCCAACACGGAGCGCCGAGCCGCACCACACCGAGAGGACAGGCGCGGCAGCCGCGTGGAGCGGATGTTTGGCGCCCGTGACACTTGGAAAAGCGCCGACCCGGACGCAGACCAAGGGCCGTACAGGGGCTTTTTGATTGTGCAGTGCGAGGAGTGCGGCGCGATCAAGGCGTTTTGCGCCAAGCATGAAACATACGGGTACAAGTGCGGCGAGTGCGGTCACGAAACGCCGCTGGAAAAGCTGCGCCCGCTGTTTATGCACTGCAAGTGCGGCAAGAGCTTCAGCTACAAAACCAATCTGACCGCTGACCGGGTGACGCACACCTGCCTTGCCTGCAAAGCGCCGGTGGATTTGGAGCTGAACAGCAGAAAAACCGCCTATGTTACCGTGGGCGAAAGGAGATAAAGAAAATGGCAAAGATTCTGTGCAACTACTTTGGCCTTAGCATGGCCGCCGAGGGCAAGAGCGAGTTTGTTGGCAGGCAGGCCGCCGCCTTTTTGGGCTATGTGCAGCAGGACGCGGAGCGCTGCGCCGAAAACTGCGGCTGTGCCGAGGATTTGAACGACGCGCCGGAGGAGATCAAGCGGGAAATCCTGCGCAACGACGAGGAGCTGCGCCGCAGGGAGCAGACCGCGCCGGGCGTGGAGCATGATGTGGTGGCGATCTACGACAACGCCGGTATTCCCTCCATCATGCACAGGTTCCGCCGCGTGACTAACAAGGAGCTTTTCGGCGGCAGTGACGCGGTACACCCGGCGTTCATCATCGGCGGCGAGGTGTACGACGAAATTTATATTTCCGTCTACGAAAACACCATGATTAACGGCAAGCCGTACAGCCTGCCCTTGCAGGAGCCGGTCACGAATATCACGATGGAGGATTTCGCGCAGGCGTGTTTCTCCAAGGGCGAGGGCTGGCACTGCCTGACGGCAGCGGAGTGGGGCTTGCTGGCTGACACCAGCCTGAAACTGGGCACCCTGCCACACGGCAACACGAATTGTTCCCACTGGCACGGTGACGACAAGGAACAAGGCATTATCATTGAGGACAGCTACAAGACGCTGACCGGCAGCGGCCCGGCTACTTGGACGCACGACCACACGGCCAGCGGTGTACATGATCTTTGCGGCAACATTTGGGAGTTTGCCCGTGGCGTGAGAATCCGCGACGGGGCGCTGTGGGCGGCGGAGAACAACGACGCGGCCCTGCCCGAAACGGATTTGACCGAGTGCGGCGACGGATGGAAACCGATCACGGATGCGGAGGGCCACCCGCTGTATGTTGCGGTGGAAGATAACAAGATCACCTTTAACACCTATCCGAGCGTTCACCGTGACTACTGCGGCTGCGTGTGGGGGAATGTGCGGATGAACTGCGACAGTGAGCAGCTGCGGGCGCTGGCCCTGTTTGCCGGGGAGGAAAAGGCCGGGTGCTATGTGGACAGCACCGAGGGCGAATACATACTGCTTCGCGGTGGCGCCGGGTCCTATGGCGGCGGCGCCGGGGTGTTCAGTTCCGGCCTGTACGGCCCGCGTTCCAGTGCCAACGGCGGCGTCGGGGGCCGTTCCGCTTATTTCAAGAAGCACTGAAACGCCGGACACTGAAACACTGACCGCCAAGCGATAGCGCGGCGGAGAAATGAGGGCACTATGGAAGTTTTGAAAGCTATTCTCGCCGCGCTGGTTGGCCTGCTGGTGATCTTTGCCTGCATTGCGTGGGCAATCGCCGCCGTGCTGGGGCCGCTGGCAATTATCAAACTGTGTGTGCTGTGCCTGCTGGGCTGAAAGGAGCCGGGCTATGAAGTTGAGCAAGTTTGTGAAACGAGCCAAGAGCGAAAGTTACTGCGTGGTAATTCATGCGGACGACAGCGGTATTTGGCTGGGCACCCGTTTGGCGCTGTACAACGCCACGGAGCTGCCCTACATGGAGGGCAAGGAACAGGCAGGCGCGGTGCTGGACATTGACAGCAAGGCGTGGGAGAAGATGTTCTTTGACGAAAAATACACCGCACACGCCGGGGCGGACTTTGGCATGAACCTGACAGAAACAGACCCGACGGAGCAGGAGGAGCGGCGGGTGCCGCTGGAAATGTTCTACAAGGGTATGGGGCTGGTTGGCCTTATGTACGGCAATGGTGGGGAGCTGATCTTCTACGACGCGGCGCTGATTGCACCGATTGCCGATGCGGTCAAGACCAGCGACTACATACAGACCGTTGTGCGCAAGACTGCTGGCGGTGCGCCGTATGTGGTTATCAAAGACGGGTTTGAGGTGCTGGCCGGGTTTGCGCCCTTGAAGATCATAACCAAGCAGTTCTTGGAGGATTTGAGCGAGTTTGAAAGCGCCTGCGTGAGCCAGTATATGCGGGAGCAGAAACAGGCTTTGGACGCAGCAGACCCGGACAAGCAGGACGAGGGCGCGGAGCAGATCGGGATGGAGGGCGGCCATGCAGAGTGAAACCAAGTACACAAAGCAGGACTTGGAAACTATGCGGGCGTGGTCACTTCAACGGAAAATTCAAGTAACGCAAACAAGAATCATTGAGTGGATAGGCCGGTATGACTGGAATGTGTACATTTCATTCAGCGGCGGAAAGGACAGCACGGTTTTGGCGGACTTGACGGCGAGAGCGTGTCAAGCCTTTTGGTGCCCGAACCGAAAAGAACCGCTCCATTTGGTGTTTGTGAACACGGGGCTTGAATACCCGGAAATCCAGAAGTTCGTAAAGTATTTTGCAAAGTGGCTGGAAAGGCAGTATGAAATCCCCGTTGACCTTAAAGTGCTGACGCCGGAGCTGACTTTCCCGGAAGTGCTGACAAAATACGGCTACCCGGTGATCGGGAAAGAGGTTGCAAAGGTGATCTACTACGCCCGGCACGGTTCACAATGGGCACTAAACCGGCTGGACGGGCTGGACAAGTGCGGAAAGCCAAGCAAATTCAAGGAACGCTACAAGAAGTACAAGTTCATGGTCGAGGCACCGTTTTCAACTTCGCAATTATGTTGTGATGTTATGAAGAAAGGCCCAGCCAAGAAGTACGAAAAGGAAACCGGGCGCAAGCCGATAGTTGCCACTATGACCGAGGAATCGGAACAGCGGCAAGCATCGTGGCTGCGGTACGGCTGTAATTCGTTCGATTCAGAACGGCCCATGTCAAAGCCGATGTCATTTTGGACAGAGCAAGATGTGCTGCAATACCTGAAACAGACCGGCATACCCTATGCGCCGGTGTACGGCGAGATTGTGGAAGAAAATATGCAGTTGCAGATGTTCGACAAGGAGTTCCCGCCGAAATTGACTACGACGGGCTGCGACAGAACAGGTTGTATGTACTGTATGTTCGGGATTATGAGCGACAAGGAGCCGAACAGGTTCCAGCGCATGAAGCAGACACACCCGGCGCAGTACAAATACTGCATATACGGCGGGCACTTTGAAAACGGCGAGTTAAAGCCGGATAAAACGGGCCTTGGCCTTGGCAAAATCCTTGATTACATCGGCAAGCCCTATTGAGGGCAAAAAACAGAATAGGCGTTGCAGGCCGGGCGTGGAGCGGGGTTGCGCCCCGCCCGGCTGCTTGATTTTTTAGCCTTGCCGCGCTGCGGCGGGCTAAAAAAATACCGCCTTGGGCGGTTTGGGGCTGGTATACCAGTAGTAAGTTAAGCACCACGGCAGAAATGCCGGGGAAAGGGGTCAAGGGGGAAACGAGGGCGGCGGGCACTGCCTGACCAACAGCAGGACGGAAAGAGAGCCGCCCGGTGTTTCCCCTTGCCTGCGGAGCAGAGTGTGGTATTCCAGCAAGAAGAAAATAATACAGGGGTGCGGGGGTGTAGCCCCCGCATGGGAAGTAACCACCTTGGGAGAGGGGCAAAAGCTGTGAAGTCGATCTATTACAGAGAGCAAAAGCACATCTGCGGCAAGAGTTACGCCACTGCCCCCTACATGGAGGTTGATCTATACCCCGTGACCCCGAAACAGCACAAAGCAGGCCGCCGTGCCAAGCGCAAGGAGGCCTGCACCCTTGCACAGCAGACCTACAACGACAACAGGGCCAAGCGCTACCATGTGCAGCTTGTCAATGCCAACTTCGGCAAGGGGGATTTTTCGTGGACGGGCACCTATGACGACGACCACCACCCGGAGCCGGGCGACACGGCCAAGGCTGACCGCGATCTAACCAACTACATAAAGCGCCTGTACCGTTGGTGCGATAAGAACGGCGTACAGCGCCCCAAGTGGGTTGCGGCCACCGAGTATTGCACTGTGCAGGAGGATGGCACGGCCTGCGGGCGGCACCACCACCACGCGATCATACAGCACACGGACGGCCTGACCCGCGATGTGCTGGAACAGCTATGGGCAGACAAGGCCGGGCAGATCGGCTTTACCCGCTGTGAATACTTGGATGTTGACCACGGCAGCGTTGAAAGTCTTGTGCGGTATATCAGCAAGAACAAGCGGTGCGCCCGGAGCTGGCGGCAGAGCCGTGGCCTTGAAAAGCCGAAAACACCGCCGCCGAACGATACCAAGTGGAGCCGCAAGAAGCTGGACGAGGCAAGCACCCTGTACATCGACGATGTGGCGTACTGGGAGCGGAAATACCCCGGCTACACTCTGAACCGGGTGGAAACGAGGGTAAGCAACGCCGGGTGGAGGCACACCACCGTGATTATGCGCCGGGCGGAGTGCTGGCACGGCACACCGGGGCACAAGGTTACGCCGAGAATGAACAGGTAAGAAAGGGGGCATGGGTCTATGCTGCGCATAGAAAAAGTTATCGTGATTTGCCGGGAGGTAAACAGGCAGACCGGGCAAATTGCCGTGTATGTGGTTCCGATGGAAATTGACGAACACACGGTTGTGCGTTTGAGCCTGCGATCAATGTTCAACCCGGAATTGCGCTATTTCTTCGCGTATGAAGAAGTCTACCAAGAACAGAAACAGGAGATCACCGCAATGCTGAAACGCCGGAATATTACCAAGCGGGAGGTTGACAGCGTGTACGGGATTGCAGAAGTCGGGAGGCAATGACTATGGACAACAAGGAACGCTTTATTGAGATTTTCACCTCGCAGATTCACAGGCCGGGCGCGGCGGAGCTGCTGGAATGGCTGGAAAGCACGGACTTTTTCGAGGCACCGGCCAGCACCCACTACCACGGCAGCTACCCCGGCGGGCTGGTGGAGCATAGCCTGAATGTGTACTATGAACTGATCGGCGCGGGGCGTGTGCCGGGTGTGCCCACGGCGGAAACCTATGCCGTTGTGGCGCTGCTGCATGACATTTGCAAGGCGGACTACTATGCCCAAAGCACAAGAAATCAGAAGAACAGCGACGGCAAGTGGGAAACTGTACCCTGCTATACCGTGCGCGAAAAATTCCCGTTCGGCAACGGGGAGAAGTCTGCCTTTTTGGTGCAGCGCTTTATGCCGCTGACCGACGCCGAGGCGCTGGCTATCCGCTGGCACATGGGCGCGTATGACGACGCGGCCAAGGGCGGGAGCAAGGTTTTGTCCGCCGCTATGGCAGCAACGCCGCTGGTGTATGCCCTCCATGCCGCCGATATGCGGGCAGAGCAGAAAGAGAACGCAGAAAAGTGAACATGGAATTGGACGACCTGCCCCCGCGCTACCGTGCGCAGGCTGAACAGCAGCTTGCCGCCCGGAAACACCGCGCCGCTGACCCGCTGGCCGAGGCAGTGAAGCAGGCCAAAGCGGCGGGCCGGGATTTTGACAGCCGGGGCGAGTATGAATTTTATACGGGAACCGTACTGCCAAAAATGGCGCGGGGCGAGATCGTGGAGTGTGAGCAGCACCCCGCGTTCCCGTTGTTCCCGGCGGGTGAATACGGCACCATGAAGCTGCGCCCCATACGCTACACGGCGGACTTTCGGCTGAAATATGCCGACGGCACCGTTGAGATCGTGGAGATCAAGAGCAAGTTTGTCCGGCGTATGCAGCGTGACTACCCTGTACGGCGGCGGGTGTTCTTGGAACAGATTGCCCGCCCGGCGGGGTGGAAGTTCACCGAGATCATCACCGCCGAGGACAAAGACGACATAAAACGCTGGCGAGAGCTGGCAAAGGAGGGCTGAACCCATGAAAAGCCAAGAAAAGAGCCTGTGCCCGCTGTGTGAACGGCACCAGCGCATGGAAACCACCAGCGGTATGCTGTTTTGGGTGGAATGGGGCGAGGACGGAAACCCGCGTCTTTGCACCGACACACTGCACGACGGCGGCGGGCTGAATGTGCTGTGCATTGATTTTTGCCCGCTTTGTGGCCGGGAAGTGGAAAAACAGGAGGCTTTGGGATGAAAAGACGGCATACTACACCGAGCTATTACGCCCGGAACGCGGCCATACAGGCACAGCGGCGCTTTTTGCGTACCGGCAAGACCGAGGCCGAACGGCTGGACGATCACCGCGAGGCAACGGCAAATGTGCTGGTGCTGTGCATTTTGGCTGCGATCTATGACAAATACGGCATTGGTGAAATGCGTTTGCAGCGCGTCGTAGACTGTGCCAACGAGATTTCGGCCAAATATGCGTTGGAAAAGCAGGTGCGCGGCGAGGAACGGGCCAAAGCAACGCTGGTAGCTGCGGTGTGGTGGTTCATGCCGCCGTTTCTGCTGCCTGCGCTGTCTGCCCCCAAGACGGAGCGGGAGGCCGTGCAGTTGGCCGCCCGGCGCGAGGCGGCGGACACGGTAATGAAAATTTATGTGCAGGCTATGCACAAGGCGCTGGGCTTTGGCGCTGACCGCGTGGCCGTGGTGGTGGCCGAAACCGAGGGCAATTTCCGCCAGTTTGGCGAGTGTACCAAGGACGGCGAGTATTACGGGTACGCGGTGCTGGCGCGGAAGATTGGGCAGATCATACACGACACGGTGGAGGTGGACACCAGCGGAGCAACGGAGCCGGTTTTCGGCAAGACGCTGTTCTGACTTACAGGCAATGGAGGTGCTGGGTATGCAGAGCGAAACGGTAAAGCATATCGTCAAATATTACGGGGGAATCCCGGAGGCTATCAAGCTGCTTAAACGGGAGCGTGACGCGCTGGAAGATGAATATAACGGCTTGGGCGGCCTTGCTATGGACGGTATGCCGCATAGTTCGGCACCCGGCAACCCAACCGAGGCGCTGGCCGTGCGCGTGATCGAAAACGGCGTGAAGAACCGCCTGCAGGAGATCGGCGTTCAGGTGGAAGTCTTGGAGGGCGACGCGGCCAACATCCGGGGCGCACTGGACGCGGTGAACGGTAAGTACAAGTCG